ACACCTAAATCATACATGATTTCTCACTATGGTTGTTTATTTTTTTACATGCATTTTACCTGTTGCATTTAATTTTACAATGAACCATAAATTTAGTTAGTTCTAATTCCTACTTCTCTATTATTACCTTTATATCTACTTTTAAGCAATTCGCAAAGCAATGCAAACTTCCAGTTCTCCAATAGGCACTTTATTTCTAAAATCATCGCCATCTCTAGTGAACTGAAAATCGTCTAGAACCCTAGTAAATACAGCTATTTCGTAGATTCTACCCTTTGTATTCCCACAACGCACTCGACATGCGTCGTCCCTTCTTGTTGCCATAACTCTATAAAACCGCCCGGGTAGGTCATTTGGGCGGTTTCATTGTGCTTATTTTCAGCTGTCAGATATGCGATAGCCTACTCCAATTTAATTTTATCAGATTTGGCTGGAGGGTGTTTATCTTTTCTTAAATCTTTGGCTGCTCTTTTCTACTCGCCTTGGTTCTTTCCGCTACAGCTGCTTTATTACATCCGAAGGCTTCTGGGCTTCTCCTATTCCTAGTAGTGCCATCATTTCAGCGGAGCGGGAAAGCCCTACTTGCTCTGTTGTGCCAGATACGGTCCCAGCGGAGCTGTATTGATTGTGTTTAGAGGCTGTCCCTTTTGTGCTGCCTCTACATTGTACCTTGCGCTCTTGGCCATGTCCTCTTTATCTCCACAGCTGCCGCTTTCGCTTTATAAGACAAGCTGGCAAACTTAAGGTGAGAGAGGGTCCCCCTGTCCATGGTATTCTTGCAGTCGGATAAACTATGCCGGGGTACTTCCTTGGTGTTACCCTTTGCCGGTGGTGGTAAGCTCTCCGTACTTCCGGACCCGGAAGAGGATCCGGCGGGTAACTGTAACCTTGTGGTGGTGTTTCCCTGCCTTTCTGTTGCGGATATCCCGCCGCCGATGGTATATCTGTAGCAGAAATGAGAGTTTCGTCATAGTTATTTAAGGTTTAGCCTGCTAGTTGTCTTATAGACCGCCGCTTCCAGTTCTGGCCAAACTGAGGATAAAAGCAATCGCTTGGAAGCAATTACAAAAAGCGCCGGAAGGGTAACTTCTTGGCCTATGCTGGCCGCTCCTTCTTCGGCACTATATTTCCATAGTGAGGCTTTGTCTTTGCTCTCCGCATTACTACCAGTCCCTGTACTGGCTTCCCTGACCGCCCTATGCCCTATGTATCGTTTGGTTAATGATTGGTTGCCTTCAAGCGGTCCCACTGCAGCTACATATAATTACCTAGTTATCCTTCAGGAGCTCCTCCGGTCCATGTTCATTGTGGTGAGGTTTGTTCAAAGGTTTCTGAGATGAGTGTGTGAAGAGCTGTTCTTTGGTCTCTGGTCCCTCTGGCGTCCTTTTCCCGCTCCGCTGGAATAAGTCTAAAGATGTCCCTTGCTTCCCGGTGGTCTTGTGGCCTTTGACCCTATGTGGGCTTTTCCATCTGTCGGCCTACTGCGTGCCGGTGGTGCATTGCTCTTGGATATTCTAACAATGTCCCAAGGCCCCTATTATACTGCGCCCCAACTTCAAGAGCTCCACTAGTAAGCTCAAAAATCGCAGTATTATACCGGCTGGGTTCTTCCATGACGGTAGGGGCTATTTGTCAAATACCTTTATACCCTCCCAGCTCTTTAGCCTTGGCCCCGGCCGGTTCCTGTTCTGCTTGGAAACTGCAGTTATCCTTCCAGTAATTAAGGAGCTGTTAGGGGTCCACTTCTTTCTTTGCAGCTGCGCAGGCGGTCAATGTTCTACATGGGATCCGGTGTCTGGATCCTGTTCGGGTCCTTCCTTCTGATGGTACCTTAGTCTCTCTCAGGTTTACCTTCTTTTCCTTCGGCTCTTGGCCATACCCAGACCCTTAAACTCTTTATCATTAATCAGGGCGGTTAACGGAGCGGTATATATCTATACGGCTCCTACGCCCTATTTGTCATTCTAGCTCCTCCAATGCTCCGGCTATGCCTTTTTTGTCCTAATCATAGTATTTATAAGCTCTATATTTCCAAGTTTCTTGGCCTGCTACCGTAGGGGTGTGCTTCCGCTTCATGTACCTCTGCAGCTACGCCGGTATTTTGTCATACTATAATTGCTCAACTGGTGCTGGTGCCCTTCCGGACTATGCTCTATTAACTACTTATCTGTGGGCACTTTCGAGGGTCAATATGTATCCGGTTATTCTGTTCCTCATAGTCTCGGGCATTGTTGTGGCCTTTTCTTGCTTTATACTCATTCGGTGGTGTTGATATTCCATGTTGCCATACTGCTCGATAGCTGCAAAATACTGGGCCGGGGGTTCTGTATTCCGACATTTATAGACATATAGAGTAGTGGAGGATAAAATTATTATTATAGCGATGGGAGGGTTTCGGATTGATAAAATAAGGCCTCGAGAAAGGCTGTCAAGCGAGGCATAAAAGGCGGGATAATCAAAGCATAGATATGCGCTTCCTCCGGTATTGAATAATGAGGTCTGGTCAGTCTGTGTTTATACAGCGCTGCTCTTAGCAATAGTCTTGGTCTTTTGTGGTGTCCATGTTCTTAATGCAGACTGGTGTTATATCCTGCAAAACAAGAAAAGAGTCCACTTCCGGGAACGCCCGGAGCGGGCTCTTTTTGTATTTGTGCTGTTTACATTGTGTAGCCTTTTGCCTTGGAGCTGCAGCGGTGGCCATTTAGTATTCCTCCGGGAACAGGATTGTTGTCGTGGATCGGTCCCACTCTGTTATGATCCATATCTTCCCTTTGCTGGTTTGGTATGCAGCCAGTATTCTGCCATCGCTTTCGAGTGCCTGATTATTAAGCTCCTTATCCTCCTGACAGAGGTCTCCCCAGTCTTTCCGCTGGTACCGGTTAAAGGCTACGGCTATCTCTTTGGCAAATGTCGGGTTATTTTCTGCCTCGCTTGCTATGCCTCTAGTTGCTACTATCCTGCCATACTCCATTGTTCACGCTCCTTTAGTTTAGTTTAGTTACATAATACCGGCGCAGGTTCTCAACTGTGAAGGCGTACCGGGTGGGTATTTTTTTCGGGCCGCTCCAAAGGCGTTGGCGTCCTTATTGGCGCTTTAACGATTGCGGAGGAGGTTGTTAAAATGATTATTGCTACCCGCTACACCTTGGAATGTGCCAAAGACAGGCAGTCATACATGATAAAAAATATGGATGCTCCGCTTTGTCCTGATTGTGGCCAGCTACTCTCTGGTTATGATAGGAGGTGCCGTCATGTTATCGATGAATATGGCAGGGTCTTTTGGTTCCAACTGCGACGGCTAAAGTGTAAGCCATGTAATAAACTACATACGGAGCTACCAGACTTTATGGCTCCTAATAAACATTATGATGCTCGGCTAATAGAGGATGTTATCTCTGGCCGTTCCAACTTTTGTCCTGCGGACGATTCAACAATCCGGCGCTGGAAAAAATAAATACCCACCTAGTTTGCCTTCTTCATTTTGACTGGTTTCGATATTATTAACACTATACCGACACAAAGGAGGGTAGCTATGAATAAAAAACAAATTATGATAACTGCCGTATCTATCTGTTCTGTGGCCATCATCGCTGCAGCTGGTGCTATTGGCTTCTATTTTGGCCAACAGGCCGCCTATGTCAGTAATGCTCCAGCCGTGGAGACTGTGGTCGCACAGGCACCAGAAATGGGTTCAATTGCAATTCCCGGCTTTGACCGTCTGACCATGAAGGCGGGCGAAACCAAACAAGAGGTCACGCTCTATAATCCTCAGCAAAATGAATGTTATTTTGTACTGTCTATGTATCTCTCCGATGGTGCGGAGATTTTCCACTCGTCGAAGCTGGCCCCGGGTGAAACACTTGACTCAATCGAGTTGACACGACCATTGGAGGCCGGAACATATGAAGGAGTGACGCTGCGTTATACCTGCTATGCCTTTGATGATTTGAAGCCATTAAACGGTGCCGATATAAATTTTAAATTGGAGGTTGAGCCATGAAAAAAAGATCTATTTCCCTTGTACTTATCCTTGCCATGCTGTGTAGCATGTTTCCGTTGACCGCATCGGCTGGCACATCCGGAGACTCTGCAAGTATGACCGTAAACTTTACCATCGAGGAGCCCGAAACACAAGACCCCGGAGGCTCCGATAGTTCGAGTGGTCCACATACTGGTACCTATCTTGTAAATATCCCGTCCAGCGTAGAGCTTAATTATGAGAGCAGCATAGTACTCACGACAAGTTATAATAATATCGCTGATAACGAGAGACTGGTCGTCTCGATTGATGGTAAACGCACACTTTCACCCCCGGAGAATAAATTTTACCTTTACTATTCTGAAGGTGATACCACATATGACCGTATTGAGTGCGTGCTAAAACGAGGCTCGTCCTCGGATTTTTCCACGCCGCCCTCGGAAGTATTGACCGGGCCAGATGATGCCGTAGTCGCTACTTTTAAGAATAGCTCAAACGGGGCTGATACTTATGGGTGGCTGGCCTTCGAGCCATCTTATACACAAGAGAATGATGCAGGAACATACACTGGTACTATTTACTTTAAAGTTGAAGTTATTGACGATTAAACCTTGTCTCCAGAGTGTTGGTATGGGTATAGAATATATAAAACAACTCTTGTATCATGCTTTCAAAAATTATATAATTTAATTGAGTTCTTCGATTGTTTTGAACATGAACAGAAACCTGTTATCGGTCTATAACTGCTGCATAGCCGATAGCAGGTTTTTGCGTTTATAAACATAGCCAGTCTCGGACTCGTATGAGCAGGCAATAATAAATATATCCTCTAAAGCCTCGGTATTGCTGCCGGGCTTTTTGTATAACTAGGCCTCCTTTTCTATTTCCTCTTTTTGGTCCTTCGTAGATCCGCTCGGTTGCTTCCAGCTCTGGGCAGCTGCGCTCATTCTTTGGAGGTTATTCTCCAGTAAAAGTCTGGCCCATTTTCCGGCCTCCACATTCACTAAAGATATCCTTTTGCCATAGTATTACAACTGCTAAAAGCCTATAAAACGGCTGTTTTCTATGCCTTATTTTCTTTGCAGGTAATCTATAGCTATTCCTTAACCTCTGGCAGCTGTCCCTGTTTTTGTGACCGTATACTGTTACTGCAGCTCGTGGAGCTGGCCTCCAATTCCTGAATAGGTTTTATCCTCCGGCACTGGCTGTTAATAGCATAACAGAGCTTAAAGCTGGTTAAAGCATGCGCCCCCGCTCCTAAAGGTGCCGCTTTGTTATTAAACGCTTTATATTCGCTATTTTGCCCCGGTCTTTTTTTATGTTTTAGGCTTTCGGTAGCATCTCGGCCTATTTCAAAGGCAGGTATGCTCGGAGCTGCGGCCGCTTCTTTGTGTTCTTCCTCTCTGGCTCCTGTGTCGAGTGCGTGATGTGTTGTTGTTGCCGCTTCCGCTCTCTATTAGAAACTGACGAAAAATCCAAAATAACCGAACGGTTTTTAATAAAACCGAAGTAAACCTAAAAACCTACTAAGAATTACTATATGGTTCTTGCTATGTCGTTGGAAACTCCGTATTTATTTACATTATCCCGGAGTATTTCATCGTTAACTCCGGTTTCTGATGTCAAAAACTCTGGCTTCAAACTGTTAATCAAAGTAGAGCCCCTACAGATTGCCTTGTCCTGCTGCTTCTTGGTATTAATTGCCTCCTCCGACTCTTTTCCTGCAAGTTAAACACTTTACTTATTATGCTTATAGGTTTCTTCTCTACAAGCCTCTTGTATAGGGGAGAGCCTCCCCGGTTCACTGCATTATCTTTGTTACCATGGCCTTTCTTTACGCTGGGAGGTTCTTCAATCCTCTAAGTTTGTTATATCTTCCACGCCCTTCGTGCTTATCTGCAAGCCTCAGTTCCTTTCCCCTCTCATCAGGTATCCTAACCACATGACCCTTTTACACTTATCCCGGCTGCCCTTTTATCGATTAGATAATGTGTACTTAACTGACACACAGAAATAAAAAAACCCCGCTCCGGATCCTGCCTCCGGGGCGAGGTACTCCCATGCTGCAGCTAAAAGAATAACTCTATAAAGTCCTCCCTTGTTATCTGCTCTTTATCTGCCAGCGCTTTAATATGTGCCTCTATATCGTCGCTCCTTATGCAAGGGTCAAGGTACCAATAAACGACTTCTTTTGGCGGCTTATCCATTCCCCTCATAGCTGCCCTGCGTAGCAGCTGTGTTAATGCATGTACAGTTTTTTTGTACCATTCCTCACCGGCTTCATATCGCCGGTTCCTGCACACAAAAATTATATAGCAGAGTGCTTGCCTAAAATCATTGGTGTTTCGTAAAGTTATATGCCTAATCCGTAGCATATGACATAGTTTGTCCAGCACACTTCCTTCCTTTACCCTAATCATAACATCCTCCTTTCTGTCTCTCTGTAGCTTTTATTTATAGCTCACTTGCTCATGGTTCCATCCCTGTTGTTCCTTGGCCCGTTTCTCGTACTCCTTTGGATCATACTTATAATCCGAGAGGTCCTCCAGTATATCGATAACCGCCTCCCTTATCCTGTCTGATACCTCTGCGGCTGTATTGATACTTGCCACTTCTGAAGCTAAAAGCTCCGGGAGGTGTAGTAGTTTGCTGCGTATGACTAATATTAAGTCCGTAGTCATTGCCTCCACATCCTTGGACCGGTGCATCTTACTTTCCAGCTCTTTAAGTTCTAACGCTGCTATTTGCGCCTTTGCCCTTTTCATCTCAATCTCTACTTTGAGTTTATCGGCTTGTAGGTCTGTTACCTCTGTGCTCTCCTCGTTTTCTTCTGCCTTTTTCTGCAGATATGTTATATACCGGTGTATAGTGGGAATTAAATCATATTGGTTGGTGTTCCCGACCCTTGTTGCAGTGATGATACCGTCCTGTGTGAGTTGCTGCACCCATCGCCGGGTAACTCCTAAAAGTTGCGCCATCTCCTTGCTGGTAATTATTTTGGGCTTATCCTTTTGGCTCATTAATTTTCCCTCCTTACTGGTTGGATTAGCGAAGCGAAGTGCCTGAAAAAAATTTTTCCATAACTACGCCTTTTTTGGGCTCGCCAGCACCGCAGGCTTTTTTGGCTTCTGGAAGGAACCGCTGGACTTTCCCGCTGTCTCTCCGGCTCTCCTCGGTCCTTCTGGCGGCCCTTTTGCCTCCTCTTATGGTTTGGTATTGCCTTTTACTCTATCGTTTGTCCTGTGACCGCTGGTGGCCTCATGTGGCTTCTTTTATGGTCCTGTCCCGTCTATCTCAATCCTTTTCTTTTGTATCTTTGGCGTTTATTTCGCCCATTCTGGCCCCCGTTTGCCCTTGGTGGTATGTTTATACCTCTTGGCTCCTTTCGTGGCTCCTGCGGCCTCCTGTGGCTTCCTGTGGTAGCCTTTTGGTTTCTTGTCTCTCTAGCGGTCTTGTTTGCCTTTTCTCGGGCTTTAATCTTTCCGGGTGATGGTTTATATCCCTTTGGGCTTCTCTGCCCTTCTGTGGCCTCCCTGTGCTTTTCTATGGCCGCTCCTTGGTCTGGCCTTTGGACTATAGCTTGCGCTATGGTTCGGACAGGTTATAAATATGGCCGGTTGGATATAGCTGCTTTTCCAACTATGTAAGCTCGACCCGGGCATATCTTAATACTTACCCGGGTCTCTACTCATTTTTCTTCATGCAGTTTTACTTAATGCCTAGTTGTCGTTTCATATTGTGACTCAAACGGTCCTCTAGGACATTCTGTAATTTTAATTCAATATCAGCAGCAACAGTCTGGTTTGTAATCATCTGCGGTACGCTTAAGGTCTTGACCGCATTTATTGGTAATCTACCATCACCTTTTCGTTGAAAAGGAATATAACCTGCTCCCTTATTGCTACCGAGGAATACATTTGAACCGAGTGCTTTTCGTTGGCCTTTGATTATTTCAGCTGTAACAGTATAGCGTCTGGCCTTCTTTATCACCTTTCCGTTTGTGTCTTTTGTTGACATCGGGCGGGCTTTTGGCTTCATACCAAAATGCGTAGGAGTAAGAAGTCTGCCTGTATATATAAGGCTTAGATTGTTTATGCTCTCTCCTTCAATTCTAACAGTTCCGGCCACTCTACTCTTACTGCCCGATTTGCTGCTTGATGGCATAATCTCCGACTTTTTTATGTTATAAACCCCTGTGACCGAGGTTGCCACCATTCCGGGTGCTCTGGACTTTACATCTCTTACTGTATCCTTGACCGCTTTTTCGGCTCCCTTTTGAACATTCCTGATGGCCTTATATACCTTTCTGTATTTGGCTGGTATTTTGCTCTTAAGAGAGCCCAGCATCTGGTCCTTGGCAAAGCCCCCTATTCCTTTGCTCTTAATTTCATTAAATGTATTAATATGGCCACCAAGTTTATTTGCAGCCTCTCTCAAGGCCTTATTATGAATTTCTATAGCTAACTTATTGCCTGATTTAAATGTCTTTTGGAATTTCATTGTCTTTTCACCTCGCTTGTTAGGCTCTAGGCTCTTATACTATCGCCATCTATCCTTTCCGCAGCATATCTCGTCAGTCCTCTTGGAAGCTTTCCCAGTATTCTTTCATGGAGGACCGTTATCCATTGCCTAGACTTCCCTAGCTCATCGGCTACATCTTCCCATGTCAGGCCTTCCAGATACCTAAGCTGCATTAGCTTCCTTTCTATCGGTATCTCTAGTGCCAGTATGCTGCTCTCTATTGCTGTCGCTTCCCTCTTGGTATCCATAAGGCTTTCAATGATTAAACCTTCAAGGGTTACGGCGGCCATCCTGTTTTCTGTAAGATTTAGGCAGTGTGTCCCATGCTGGGGAGGTAGGAGAGCGGCTCCCATTTGTGCCACTCTCTCCGCTTGCGCCTCTATCTTTTTTATCAGGTCAATATATTCTTTTTGCTGCTCCCGGCTTATAAGATCCTCCTTCGGCTTCCCTTTGAGATATATAGTAGTCACCCTCATAACATCCCCCCCATCGCTGCTAATCTCTGGAAAGTTTTCCGGCTATCATTTCCGCCGCCTGTTTTTCCTCTTGGGTTAGCGGCTTTTTCCCCTTGATAATCTGCTCCGTTGTGCTTGTGGCTATAGCTTTGAGTTTATCGAGGCGGGCCTGTTCTTCCTCGGTCAGACCCTCGTCTCTTTTCTTGGCGATAAGCTCCGCCAGCATGGTTTCTGTCTGCTGCTCTAGGTTCGTGTTATTCATTGATTGCTCCCTCCATCCTTTTGGCTGCTGCTTCCGTTCCTTCAAGCCCTCTAAGGTTACCCCTTACATATCTGATTTTTGCGTTTCTGTCAGTTCCGGCGTGGTGGCCGTCAACATTGATGAGGCCGTCGTACTGCTCCGTAATGCTTACCATGATGTCATCTTCCTTGGTATGTCCAGTAAATGTCTTTCTTCCATATGCGATATTATAAGCATTTTCTTGGATTTCCTTAAAGTATATGCTCCATTCCTCTGCAGCTTTGAAAATGTCGTATGCTATTTCTGACACCTGCTTTTCTTTCAGGAGCATGTCGTTATATGCGTCGCTAGCTGCCTTGAATAAATCATCGCTCCCTTTAACACCTACCGCCTCAAATTGTTTAATCTTCTTTTCCAATGAGTACATTTCGGAGTTGATTTCGTCCATTCTCATTTCCGCCTGCTCCGCCTCATCATCCCTGCCAGCTGCGATATGGTCTGTGATTTCTCCCGCTAATCTTTCGCTCTCCGCCGCCAATTCTTCAAGCCTCGCCGTCATTTGGTCCCTTTTGCTTCGGATCCTTTCTTTCTTTTCCTCGACATCGGCCTTGTATGCATCGCTAGCCTCCATGAATGCCTTTTTTGCGTCCTCGTAAGGCCTTGTGATTTCCTGTAGCATTTCTTTTGTCAGTACGCTAGGGTCCTTCTTCATTTCTTCCAAGTTGATAACCTTTGTTTCTCCCATGCTTACCATTCCTTTCATTTTAGTTTTGCTAGATTTTGCTTATTGCAATTATCAGAGGTACCGGAGGGCCTCTCGGCCATGGATCCGCTGCCTCTGTAATTTTTTTAATCATCATCAAATCCGAATATTTCCCATGACTTCTTCCCTCGGAGCCATTTTCGCTTTTTCTTCTGCTTTTGTGGCTTTGAGTTGAATATCTTCTGCAGCTGCTGCCATGCTTTATTGTTGTCTGCTGCCAGCTGGCTCACTTCCTGAATAACTTTAGCGGGCTGCCCTGTCTGGTATGCGTGTAGTAGGAGCTTGTCCGCTTCCAGCATGTTACTAAGGGCCACTAGTTCCACTATTCTCATTTGGGCTTTTAGCTGTCGACCGCATTGGTTCTCAACTTCTCCCTGCAGGTATGTATATTGGGTGTATCTCTCCTGTACCGCTGCCAGTGTTGCGTCTTTAACCGCCATTTCCTCGCCACCTTTCCTGTTTCTCAATAATTCGCTCGACTGCCCTTTCTGTTGAAGAGTAGCCGGTGTTTTTCCATTTTGTAAGGCCTGTCCCTTTCAGACCATCGCTGTAATAATCCTCCTCCGGATATATAAAAGGCTTTAGCCGTTTTGCGAAATGTGTTTGCTTGAGGAGCTTTTCCGCCATTCTTTGTTTCTGCCTCACCCGCTCCCCCGATATCTCGCATGCAGCTGCGCACTCTTTAAGCGTCTTACCTGCAATTCTTAATTTAATGATTTGCGATAAGTCCGCCGGCAACTCCCCGAGGACTTCCTCTAATGCCTTTTTTAGTTCCTCTTTAGCCACTTCCTCTATGATGTCGTCCTCAAATTCTGCCTCTGGGTCTGCTATTAGCTCAACGAGGTTTGTGTCTTCATCTTCACCAACTTTAAAGTCTAAACTTGAAAGCCCATTGTCTATTCCTTTTTCATACCTATAGTTCCTTAACTGACCTCTTAACCAAACAAACATGTAGGTTGAGAACTTAAATCCTTTGCTTGGGTCGTACCTATTGGCCGCCTCGATAAGGTGTATAAAGCTTTGCTGCAGATAGTCCTCAAACTCGCCTCTATCCTTGCAAACCTGATAACATACTTTCCTTATCATGCTTAAATTTTGAAAGTATAACTGCCCTGCTGCTTCCATGTTATTTTTTTTTACCAATTCGACGAGTTCTTCATTGGTCTGTATGCTTCCGCTTTCTCCTATCATCGCCGCCCCCCTCGCTTGGGGTCTTGTACCTCAACCCCTTCTCTCTATCTGTCTCTAAGCTGGAAAGCGGTCCTTAAGCCCGGCATTCCTGCTCTTGGTCCGCCTGCTGCTCCAGCTGCTCCTGCTCTGCCTGTTCTTCTAACTGGATGGCGTAGGAGAGTAGCTCTGTTCTTTTCTTTACATCGAGGGCCTTGTAAATTCTTAATAATTCTGCTGCCCATTGGTCTCCGGATCCGGTTTCTGCTGCCTCGCCGTTTCCTACCTCTATGGTTTTGGCCCTATTGCCTTGTACTATGGTGCTGTTGGTGATATTGCTCGCATAGGTGAGCTTGTCGATTATGTAGAGGTTAATCGCTCCGGGTGCTACCTCTAATCCTGCGTCCTCTATCATTTTTTCTATCTCCGTTGGTACAAAATTCCCTTGATTTAGTCTATTGTTAAACATTAAAACTCCTCCTTTTTTAATACCAATCTCCGGTTGGTGTGTAGTGAAGCCAATCTCCATTCTTGAATACTACTTTTAGGTTTTTGCCTAGTGGCTTAACGCTTACCGGCGTCCAGCCTTCTTTATAGTCATTTCCGACGCTGCTCTGGTGTCTCTGGTGGGTCCTTATAAATTGCGCTTGTTGCTCTGGTGTTAGCTTATTAAAACCTTTGACTTTATCCATTAGGAGTTCCTTTCTCGGGCTGCCTTTAGTTCATTCAGGGCTGCCCGGTGTATTTGTCGGGCCTTCTCGCTGGTGTCGTGCTGCAGCTGGTATTCCAGCGCTGCTATTTGTCTGTCTAGCTTGGCTCTATCCTCCGGGACTATAACTTTTAACATGGATCCATTCCTCCTTTTTGGTTTTTCTTGTTTATGGCCCTCTGTGCTGGGGCTTATGTCTCGTCCTCTGCTGCTGCGTGTACCGGCGGCTTGATTAACTCAGCCCCTCTTAGCCCTTGTATGTGGTACCTGCTTACTACAGTGGTATATTTCAAGCCGTATTTGTGGGCCGCCTGTGCAAGGGTTAGCTCTTCACCGTTAATCTCGACGATTATATTTCCCCTGCGGTTGTTGGACTGTTCTTCCTGTGTGGTCCATCTGCAGTTATCCGGTTGATAACCCTTGTCATTGTCTATCCGGTCCAAATATAGGCCTTCTTGGTATCCGTTTTCTATGGCCCATTCTTTGAAAACTGAATAATCAGACCATTCTTCACATACCCTGATACCCCGCTCTCCATAAAGGTAGTAGTCGCTATTGTTAGGGTTTTCACATCTCTGCCTCATGGCCGCCCATACATAATAAAGCTTGGTTGTTCCTCCGCTGGTGTCCCCATGGGTGAGTCTTGCTGCTGCCGTTCTTTCCCTCTGCAGACAACCGCAGCTCTTAGTGTAGCCGTGCTTTAGGCTGGTACCGTCGATAATGCAAGGATCTCCACAGTCGCACCAGCATAGCCACTCTTTCCCTCGCTTGCCGTACCCGGCAAAGCTGTCAACGGTTAGCCTATTAAACTTCTTACCGGTTAAGTTCTCACTTCTTCCCATCTTTCCACCCCCTGTCGCTTGTTTTTAGTCCGGCTCACCCGGATCTGTCGCCATCCTGAAACCTGTTAATGGTGGAGCTTTTGCGTCATCGTCTCTGCCGTCTACTGGAGCCGTTTCTTTGTTGACTTTATCCTCATAAAGGTTCTCTAATATCTTGATAAAGTTTGTAGGCTTCATCATCCAATCGAAAGTAGCGGACCAGTTTCTGTCGTTGCGGCCCTTTAGGAAACTGCTTGCCTCTGCTTTTTCAAACACCGCCTTAAATATCTCAATATCCTTGTGTTCGTTCCATCTTGCTGCTACTGCTTTCTTCCTCTGGCCGTTAATGGCTCTAATAGCTGGGTAACTAGGGCAGATTTCTAGGAATAACTCTTGTATTTTCTTAAATGGCACTGGGTCTCTGGTTGGCGTGTCTGCTGGTGGTTCTGGGGGCTTGCCCCCCTTATTATTTACTTTAGTTTCAGTATCAGTATCTGTCTCATTATCAGTATCATTGTCAGTATCATTGTCAGTATCATTATCATTATCAGTATCATTATCAGTATCGGGTTTTTTTGGTTTATCAAATAACCGTTCGGTTTCTTTCGGTTCTTTTGGGTTGTTTTCGGTTTCTCTGGGTTCTTCTCGCTTGTTTTTGCTTTTTTTCCGTTCAGGTGGTCGGCCTCCTTTTGCCCCGTTTGCTCTGTTAATCTCGCACCTTTCAATATATTTTTGCTCGTCTCGATCCATTTGCGCTCTGATAAATGAGAAGGCCATCATTGCAGCTCCGGGAAGGTCCGGTATTTTCCCGTTTTCGGCATAATCAAATAGAGCCGTGAGAAGTTTTCCTCGTTCTTCGTCTGTCAATAAATCTAGGTGCTGTCGGTAATCTATATAAACTACAAAGCTCTTTTTTTTACTTGTTGCCACTTCTTAATTCCCCTCCTCCCTTGGCTATTAAACTCCTATCAGTTAGTCGCCCAATATTGCGAAAATGTCTTTAACTTCTACCTGAAGGGCGTCGGCTATCTTCTTGGCAGCTTTGGCACTGGTATTGCCCCCTTTTTCTACTCTTGATACAAGCGAGGAGCTCACGCCTGCGTTCTTGGCTAAATCAGTTTTACTCCATCCTTTGGACGCTCTCGCCATAACTAAATTAGCGATTCTGGCTTTAATCAATCTAATCTCCCCTTTCTGGTAATCAATTTATTTCTATCCAGCATTATTTTGCTTTTATGTAGATATTACCACCACTATTTTGCATTGTCAAACATTATTTTTTATATTCTTGTATAATTTGCTTGATTATGCTATATTGTTCTAAAGGTGGTGATATGGTTTTATGGAAGATACAAGGTTATTATTGTCCCGGCGGTTAAGGAAGCTAAGAGAAGAAAAGGGAATATCTCAAGAATATTTATCTAATTTAGTTGGCGTAACTCAATCATCAATAGGCAATTACGAAAGAGGAGAAAAACTCCCCAATGCCGACACTCTTCGTAAAATCTGTGAGGTTTTTAATGTGTCTGCAGACTATCTGCTGGGGCTCTCTGGTGAAGCAAACTATCAAAGCCCACTCCTTAAAGCAGTGCCCAAAGGTGCTATGGAAAGTTATAACAAGGTTATTTCCTCTCTAGGAGAAATGGTTTCATACGGCTGCACCAGCGAATACAAGTTTAATGCCATGAAGCATTATGCCTCTATATTCACTATGCTTTTAGAAATTGACGAGGTGGTAGCTGAAGAAGTGGCACGCATGAAGTCCCTTTACCCTGATTTTGTTTCATTCGGGAAATTAGATGCAGTTGAAATTGGTGGAAGTAGTTTTCTTGAAGCTTTAATTAAAGAGTCTCCTGAGGCTAAAAAATATGTTAAAGCTTTTAATGAGTCGCTGCAAAAAATCAACATTAAGGTTCAGGAAGTGAGAAATAAAATTGGAATTATCCTAACAGTTAATGTTTTTAATTCTGTAACCTGTCGTGTAGATACCGCCCATGAGAACGGCGAGAGCTCCAACAGTTCAGAAAAGAAAACTCAAGGAGAGAGGAGATAATGACTTTATTCTCTATCTCTAGTCAGAGGAGGTTTGCCTTGTTTCTGCTGGTGCTGGTAGCCCTTGCCTTTGTCAGCGTGGCCATGGGTATTAGTGATATGGACTCCGGCTCTTTTGCTTCCAGTCTTGTAGTCTGTCTGTTACTTGTCTGGTTGCTACTCCGGAGGGATATCCGGTATATGAGAACGCCATCCGGGATTCTTTGGAGCCAGTGGGACGCTTGCGCCGGATCCGATGAGCAGCAGGCCCGAATATTAAGAGCTTCCTCTGGTGAGCTGGTTATAAAGGAAATTGACAAAAAGGCCCGCTATGCTGTTTTCGTTAGTGATAAGAAGTGCCGGACAACATTGTCCCGCTGCTCCTGTCGGGACTTCAAAAGGCGAGGCGTGCCTTGTGAACATATGTATAGGCTTGCTGGGGAGCTGGGCTTAATCGAGCTACCTAACTTGTCCTAGAAAATCAAAAGACCCCACTCCTATGAGCAGGGTCCGTACTGGAGGTGACTTATGAGAAAAGCTGCAATTTATATCAGGGTATCTACTCAAGAGCAGGCTCAAGAGGGTTATTCCATTGGAGCCCAAAAAGAAAGGCTTATATCTTACTGCAAAGCTAAGGATTGGCTCATCCATGATGTTTATATTGATGGCGGCTACTCTGGCTCCTCTCTTGATAGGCCCGCTATGCAAAAACTAATTTCAGAAATTGACAAGGTGAATGTCGTTTTAGTTTATAAACTGGACCGTCTCTCTCGTAGCCAAAAGGACACGCTTTACTTAATCGAGGAAGTATTCCTTCCGGCTAATGTTGACTTTGTCTCCATGAATGAGAGCTTCGACACCGGTACTTCCTTTGGCAGGGCTATGATTGGGATCCTGTCGGTGTTCGCCCAGCTGGAAAGGGAGCAGATAAAAGAACGGTCTCTTATGGGCCGTATTGAGAGAGCAAAAGACGGCCTTTTTCATGGAGGCCCATATTATCCTATCGGCTATGACTATGTAGATGGGAAGCTGATTATTAACGAATATGAGGCTATGCAGGTCCGGGAAATTTACGACATGTATATCGCTGGTGCTGGTGATGATAAAATCGCACAGACCCTCCAAGAAAAAGGTTATACAAACCGGTACGGCTCTTGGAATAGTACATCTTCAATCCGGAGCGTGTTAACCTCGGATGTCTATCTCGGTATTATACGCTATAAGGGTGTTGTTACTGAAAACGCCCACGAGCCCATTATCACAAGAGAGCAATTCGAGCAGGCTCAAGCTATCCGGGAAAGAAAAAGTAAGATTTATAAAAAGGTGTTTGTCAGCAATTCGCTGCTTCAGGGTTTCCTCTATTGTGGCCACTGCGGTGCCCGGTACTATGTGAAGCATAACCGGGGAGATTTAAGGTATTACACCTGCTACTCCCGAGGAAAAACCGCCCGCCATATGATTAAGGACCCTAACTGCAAGAATAAAAACTGGAATGTTACAAAGCTGGATCCTATCGTCGAGAACGAAATTAAGAAGCTCTCTCTTGATAAAAACTACCTCAAAGAGCTATTAAAAAAAGAGACCGCCTCTAAAAGGCAGCCCATAGAAGAAACTAAAATTATTCAGAAAAAGATTGATGACTTAGATCGTCAGATTAACCGGCTGATGGATCTATATCAAAAAGACACCATGCCCCTCGATATGGTAAGCGAGAGGATAGAAAAACTATATCAAGAAAAAAAGGCCTTGTCAAAACAATTAAGCGAGGTTAAGGAGGAGGCCTCCATTGATTTTGACACCGAGGGAATTATGGCCATACTTTCAGACATTCCTCTGATTTGGGATTATGCTGATATGGAACAAAAGCGACATCTAATGCGAAGCCTTATAGACCGCATTGTCATTAACGGCGACGATATCGACATTCAATGGTCTTTCAGTCCCAAGAAATAAAGCATGGCCGGGCCTCCGGTTTATTATTTTACCCTTGTAAGGCAACAACAACACTCCACATGCCGCCGTGTGTTGAGAGTAACAAAAATAGTTTTATTTTTCTTTATGTAATATATTTTGTAGTATCCTGTAACCCTTATAGAATAAGCACTTTGGGGAAATTCTTTTATTATTTTTTACCATGTTTATTTTGTAGTATTTTATAAAATCGCTTCCATGGGTGGCAACAGGGTGGAATTGCCACCCTGCTTATTATTTCTCATCATTAATTTGTTCCAATGGCTTTATATTGAATGGGTCTGTTAAATCATAGTTTTGGTATTTTTTAAGGAATTCCATCAGGGAAGAATGTGTTACTTTTAGTGAACCAAGCTTTAATCCTGGAAGCAATCCAGCCCTTATTAGTTCATATACATAGTTGGTGTTGCATTTAAGCAGCTTGGCAACTTCAGAAATAGTATAAAGCACATTATTTAATTCAGCATTGTAAATTATAGTAACATCTTGTTTTTCACCAATAAAACTATGCCTTTTTAGTTCATTTATAATTGCTTCGGCAATTTGCTTTTCATCAATCTTTATTTCCATAAATACACCCCAATTTTAATTATAAATTAAAGGGATGTCCTACACATGAACACCCCTTTTTTTATACTTGTTCTGCCCTGCCAGGTTACCCTTCTGCTTGTTTTAAGGCATAGGTAAGGGGTAAGTATCACCCAGCCATTAAAAACCCCTTAAAACGCAAAATAAAGGCTTGTTCTTTAGAATAGGTCTTGAATTAATCTTTTATAAAGTGCATCATCTATTTTCAAAAGGCTTTCTTTGCCATCTTTAAATTTAATTGCAACATGGTATATTCCTTTCTCTTTTGCACTTAATGCACCAGCTAACATTCCAACCCCACCAAGTAATGCACCGCCAACAATACCCCTGGCAACCCCGCTTGCAGCACTTTTTTGATGTTCTTCTGTTATTACTTCATACGCTTCAACTGTTTCTTTATTAAGTTTAACCTTCTTAAAACCCCTGGTAAGCATAACACCGCCAATTCCTTGTTTAACTTGCCAACCTAAATATTCACCAGCCAAAACATAACTAATCAAAGTATTTCACCCCTTTAATATAATTTATAAGCAATACCCTTATCTGAATATTCTTAATTGTATTCTGTCAAAATTAACTATTTTTGAAATTAATTTTTAAATAATTATATCATTATATATTAGAATATTCCATATTTATCCATTGCAACTTAATATAATAAACAACCAGCGACCAATACAATAAAAAACCCGCCATACCAATATTATATTTAGGTTGTCGTATTATGTGGAAAACAGTTATTTATTTAGGATTTCTGTCAGGGGTCTTTCATTCATGTATTCTTCAAATTCCTTTTTTAATTCTTCAGGTGCATCATCTTTTAAATGCCAATTAAAAGGTTCTTCCACAAAATATGGGCTATCAATAAAGCTTGGTATTGGTTGGCAAGATTGATTTATTCCATTTATCTTCATGGTGGTTCACCCCTAACACTCTTATTATAGTATTATAACATAAAAAAGCCCCCACCTGGTAAAGTGGGGGATGGTCGTTTGTGTCAAGTAATTGTGGGCAAATTTTTCGTTTTCCTAGTAGCTTGCTTTTACCATGGGTCGCATTTATTCCACGGTCCTCTTGACAACGAGCCTCTTACAGCATGTTTTCTGG